CCAATATATCTCATCACTCATCAGTAATTGCTTGAATATATCGTTATAACTTTCACTTACATAATCTGTATTAACTATTATTCTTTGTTCAGCATCTACTGTATAATTCTGTATAGAAGTTTCGTATTGTTGATATTGTAAAGATGTCCCACCCCATGAACCAACTTGTGGCTGATAAGTGGATGTGGATGTAGAGAATGATTTTCTTGATACTAACTGAAAATTAAAGTAATCATATGCACCAAACCTATTTTTCCACTTAATTCTTACATTATCGTATTTCTTTTTACATTCTTGATTAAATGTAATAGGTGTTTTTAATGGGGTATTAACATTATAAGCCTGAACAGAAAACCATTCAGGTGATGTAAATGGGAAATCAGCTTCTTGTGGTCCAATTGGATAAGTTACAATTCCTAATGTAGAATCAGTTGTAGTAGAAACATTTATATATGCAGTTCCTTCATCTGATGAATATTTTATTCTTGTTGGAGTTGAAGTTCCTGTCCCAGCAACAAATATAGATTGCCTACCACCATTCTCTTGTAAATAAGATTGAGATACCGGTCCATCAGTCATCAAAGGCCAATGTTCAGTTAAATTGTATATCTGTTCTCCAATTTGTTCTCCAAATAATTGGTAACCATCTAAGGCACCATAGGCTGATGAAGAAACATGGGATGATGTTATAAAGGTAGTTCCATCCAAGTATCGTGTGTAGACCTCAAAATCAAACCATTCTAATGAGGATGAATTGCTTTCTAATACTGATTGTATTGTTGAGTTAACAATTCTACCAACATCAAATATACCCACTCCACTTTCGTTAGGGTATTTTTCTAATGTATAATTTGCAGAAGTAGGTCTACTTGCTTGTGAACCAGTCCAATATCTTAACTCACCTATATACTGAAATGATGATGATGTAATTACATCTCCATTCTCAGCTGCTGTGAATATAGTAGGTGATTGTGTTAAAGTTACAAATGCCGGTGTTTGTGTAATTGACAGAGCCATATTATAAATCTCGTTTATATTATAACCAACAAAGAAAAACTTATACTATACACTATGATACTCTAAATCCAGCTTTAAGAAACCTTTTCTCTAACATCTCAAACTCGCTCTCTAATTCACTTTGTACCACTTGGTTCATATAATCATCAACTGCATCTTTAACTATTTTAGAATTAGCTGCAATCTCTCCAAACGGTCTCTTTCTCATCTTGGAAGTTCCGTTATGAACATATTGTCCGTAGATTGCACCATTAGGAGCTATATCAAATGTAATGATAAATGATTTTTTATCTCTACCCAACTTACCCATTGATTTAATAGTGTTCGATGAGTTTACTTGGTCAAATAAATTACCAGTCTTTCTAGCACGAGATGAGCCAGTTTTATAAGACTTATACGGTACTCCAGGGTTTATTGCTTGAAGTGCCGCTTGTTTATATGCTTTTGCTACATCGTTTAGTGTATTCATACATTATTCTATTGTAGTAGTACTTGTTGTAGTAGTAGTTGGAGCTGAGGTTGTTGTAGTTGTAGTTGTTGTGGTAGGTGGTATTAAATCAAATAGACATCTATTCTTATTATTATGAACTGTAATTGTAAATGTACCACTCCAACCTGCTAAACCATTGTTAAATCTCTCAGCAAAAGGTTCACACGATACATCTCCATCTATTTCGATACCTTCTACCGAATATTGTGTAAACGCTGTTAAATCGTTTAATATAGATAATGTGTTCGCGTGAATATCCACCACGTCATCAACACCATAAAAAGGAATAGTTTGGTCATTTGTTTCTCCATCTGACTCATTCTCTAATGTTTTTGTTTTATCAGCTATAATCAACTGAATACCATATTGAGTTGTTTTCTCACCAAAGGTTGCATCGGTAATCATTACATTCCCAACGGGATACATTGGGAATTGTTTATCATCTATACTAAACACATCACCTTGCGATACATGTTGTATAGAAGGATGGTTGCTCATAATGTTCTTGAAGTAATCTAAAACATTATAATAAAGTGATAAGTTTTCGCCTGTGTTAAATACTAATGCCATACGCTTATAGTTCTATACCTGAAAAGTATGTATTACTCTGGTCAGGGTATATTTGAGTTGAGTTTCCTACTGATGCTAAATATTGTGGTATTTGTGATGAATAAGCCACTAAAAAGTCTTGCAATCTTGTTGCATAATAATCAGCATTGTTCAAGGCTTTGTTTAACAAATAATCGGTTTCGCTCTTACTTGGTGATATTCCTGTCTCACTCTGTTGTTTGATACTACCATTTGATTTGAACTGAACTGAACTAAATGGTATATACTCTACACACGAATACCATATCAGCGTTGATTTAACATAATCATCCACCAATTGTTTGTATATACCTGTAAAAGGTGTTTGAGCTTCTACATCATCTTGTAATTTGTTATACAACACTGTCCCTAATAAGTTCAGTATGTATTTTTCTTGAGCAGTTCTTACAAAGGGTAAAAGTGCATCAGCATCAATCGCTCCACCTAATGGAGTGTTCTTGATAATATCGTTTCGGGTAATAAGTAATCCAAATGCCATATCTATTTATTTTTTAATCCTCGTAGTATTTACTGAACCCATAATCGCTTGGTCTCATTGGTTCTTTATCAGTCATCTCGGTTGTTTCACCATTCTCCATACTCTCATTTACTTCATCCTCAACTTGCTCAATACTTGTATCTGTCTCATCAGCTGCTTCAGTTAAGATAACTAATGGAGTTAATTGGTCAAAGTATAAATCTTTCTTACCAATACCACCCTCTACAAATGCTCTACTGATAGCATCCAAGATAATGTTTTGGAATGGGAAGATTGTCATTGTTTGCATGATACTAAATGCAGTTTTCATTTCCTCTGATTGTGAACTAAATCCATTTGAAGCAGTTCTAATACCAAATAAAAGGGGTGATACAACTCTATGTGCTACAAGTATCCTATCTTGGACATAATCAGCCACATACTGATACTTCTCGTGAAGGTTCTCTACCGGAATGATATCTATGGTTGGCTTGTTGATTGCATCATCGTTAAAACTCACCATAAACCTTCCAGCGTTTGATGTACCTGTGAACTTAGCTTCTAAAAGAGCTTCGATAGTTTGTCTTTCTTCTGGCGCTGGAACTCCGTTGTTAAAGTTAACCATTGCTGTTGGTAAAAATCCATTCTCAATGTTGTTGACATGAAGATTACTTAATTCAGCTTCACTTATTGAGTGTTGTAAAGAACTAATCCAATCAGGTAATGAATAGTAATATCTGTTTGGTTCATATTCTTTAATGTATAAAATCTCTCTCTCCTCCCTTGATGTTCCAAAGGCTGGTATTTCTAATTTCTCTTTATGCTTTCTTACATCATTCCAATCTGCACAATAGAAGTATGATTCAATCTTGTTGATACCATATAGTTTCTTTGCACGAAGGGTTTGGACTGGAGTATGGTAGAACTTTTTAATCTTGGTATGGTCTTTATTCCAAACAACTTGAAAGGCTGCATTACCATATAGTTTCAAATCAAACGATACTCTTCTTAATTCCTCTGCTGGTATTAACCTCATTAACTCTTCTTCAAAAAGTAAATCATCAGTTGTAATACCTTTACCATATATTAAATCAGCTACTCCATCAATACAAGCTGCATTGGTAGTTGATGTGTTATATGCTTCAGTTAAAACTTCGAAGAAGTCATCTTGGTCAAATATACCAACTGGTACCCAATTGTATCTTGTCTTTGTATCCTCTTGCACATATGGGACATCCTGTCTCATAAAGTTTATTACATTGAAGCCTTGTTGTTTCTTATTTTCCATATCTTTAATCTAATACAATATATTCGTTGTTTGATACATTGGATACATATCCATCGTTCTGTGTATCGTAATCGGACTTAACTATCTCTTGTTGTTTATAAACCTGTAATGAGCCATCCCATATCTTACTACCACTATCCATAATGTGCAATAAGAACTCATCACCTACATCTACCGCACCTTCTAATGATTGAGAGAATACTAATATGTTCTCATATGGTGTGAATGTATAGGAACCGCTTAAATCATACGAACTTGTAGTGTTGGTATATAAGTTGTCTAAATGTAATGAAAGTTCACCTGAGCTTGTATTTTCGGTTCTAATGGTGAATTGGTTGCTGCCTGATATGTAATAACTTAACATTATCTCCTCGTTATCTTGGTTTATCTATAATATAACAATCAGTATATAATTTATTCTAAACAAAAAACCCCCTACCAAGTGGTAGAGGGCTTCTTAAAACAATATAGATTGAACGAAAGGGTTCCTAGTTATATACTATTGTTGGTTGTCCACTTAATCCAGCGAACGGAGATTCAGTTGTTGAACCACTCAAAAATACTGCTGGTAATTTTTCTTCACCAGTCATCGTAATTGAGTATCCGTATAAATCGCCTAAAGCAGCACCTGTGGAAATAGTTCCAGCGGTTAAATCACATCCATTCGTTTCTCCTGCAAGTAATGCATCACCATTTCTGGTCCAAAGAATGATTTGTGGTCTAC